TATCCCTCTTCTTCCGTAGCACGTCCCCCTTTCTTGTAAACGAGATGATGTCCGGTTAAACATCTATTGAGGATTATTTGATCCTCAAGTGGGATTCTCAGATGTTGAGAAATTGCTGCTTGCGCAGCAATAGAGAGTGTCGGATTTAAAAGATCCGTAGCACTCTCATAATCCCCGGAGACATAAAAACTAATCTCCGAATTCGGAACAACGGTGTTATCTCGAATACGCTCGCAAAGAATCTCAGAACTACAAGGCTTACCGATCAACTGCGCAGCGGGATGTTTCCGCATCTTGTTGTGTATCACGGTTTGCCACCTTCGACCCAGGTGATAAGGGTCCATGTCACCTTTCGTAATTGTCCTCACCTTGAAAGCCTCCAAAAGAGGTACTACTTCAGCGTAAACTTTCTCATGCCTGTACAAGGGAATACTTTCATCAGGGCGATAACGGCAAAGTTCTTTGCAATAAATCTCCCAAATTCCCTCATCATCGTCAGCAAACGGTAAAGTCCACCAACCGCAAAAGGTACTGTGCCAGTCGATTAGACCGGCTTTTTGAGTATCGATCGTCCACTGATGACCGAATCGGATGACACCCGAATGGGCACGAGCCCTCGAGATGTCTTCTTCATATTCGGCGTCGTCTGGATCGACAGTACCATAGACAGGCTCCACAAGATAATCTTTCTTGGGATTACTGGCAAAACCGAGAAAACATGGTTCGCCAATTACGCTGTAGTAGTTCTTCCTTTCCTCATTTTGTACATAACTATCTTCCCGCCATCCATGAACATTGTGATAAAGTTCACCAGAGGCGCCACCATTTCGGCGCCCAAATGCGAACGAAGCTCCCAAAGAAGGGACCTTTCGCCCGGGTTGACGCTCCTCAAATATCGGAGCCTCAACAGGTTGCTCACAATGAAAATGGACAACTTCCTTCTGTCCCCTCTTTTTCCCCTTTTTATGTATTTTCGTCTCGTATTCGTCCCATGTCTCTATGTGTGTAGTCTCATATAGTTTTCCGGTGTAAAAAATCTCTTTGGCAGCGCGTTCAATGGAGTCCAGGATATCATCCTTAGGACCGGGCTCATCTCCAGGTAAATCGAGATCAAACTCGTTTACAAGGGGATTAACCTTACCATCTTTAACGCCGCAGAGAGCAGCCCTATGTTTAATCAGGGCCGCATCAATAAAACTATCTGGGACTGGGAGCGAAGCATTCTTTGCCATGTAGAAGTTGTAGGCAAAGCGCTGGACCATTGTTGCACGAAGGTATTTTCGATTTCTCATAACATACTGCCACCAGTCGACCCATGAATTACTTGGGAAGATATACCTTAAATCGTTAAGAGGTTTAATCCAATCAGCGACTTCGGGTAATTCAGACTGTCGTAAGACAGCCGCAAGATGGGTAGCAGTAAAGTGTTTGAGAGCCTTCTCTTGAAGACCAACGAGGGCAAGAGCCCAAAATTGGCCAACAGATTTGGCAACATGTTCATCATTGATGGTCCAGTGACGAGGGGTGGAGGGTGAAGTTGAAAGACTGTAGCCGGGATAACCGGAGCACAAAGAACTAGTGCCCAGTAAATCCTGATAATAATCAGCTACAAGTAAGTAGGCTTCCAGGATGCGAACAGTGCGGAGTAAGCAGTCAAAAGGGGTGGTCGTAGAATCAAAAGCTATGGTCGCTTCTTGAGACTGAAGACGTCCGAGAACATCTTTTAGCCCATTAATTACAATGTCCGAACACCTGGACAAAATCGAGAGTAGCCGTTTTGATGCCGCCTGTTGAAGGGCGGTTTCGGAATGATGTACTTTCTCGATAGTAATTAAGAGGTCACTCAAGCCTTTCGGCGAGAGTAGTCTCAAAAAGGGGCTTGGGTCGGCCGCGGGGCCCTGCGCCGCGGGACACACAGAGGATTGCTCTATGCGATCGAAGAGTCCGGAAGTAACCAAGATAGCGCTTTTAAACATTTCGTAGCGAAAGCTGTGATTTGGATAAAGTCTTTTCGGGTTATTTTCGG